CACGTTGTTTTTTCGTCAGTGCCATTTCACTCTCCTTTGATGCGAATGCCAGCGGCGCGGATTGCAGCGATGACTTCAGAAACTTTGTATGCCATTACCGTTTGGTAATCATCGTGAAAATCTGTTCGATGAAGCATACTGCTACGTTCCGGGATCAGTATTTCCCGCGCTTCCAGTTCTGCAATGCGCTTCTCTGCGGCTTCCAGCTCAACACGCAGCCTCCCAACCGTAAGCGCAATATCCTCGTTCTCCTGGTCGCGGGATTTGATGTATTGCTGGTTCCTTTCCCGTTCATCCAGTAGTGCCAATGCAATCTTTGGATTAAAGGCAGCAATAAATTCAGCGTTGTTTTTCAGAACGTGTTGCGCAATGGCCTGACTACTTAGTCGGACCTCATAACCACGTGCGCCACGGTGTGGTTTATATGAGTCCCAGTCTCCCCACGTTGCTTTTTCTGCCGCCTCACGCAGTACCTGATAGTCAATCTTGCTCACTGGTTGCCTCCTTTGCGCCACATCGCATTCAGATATTTGTTTTGATTCACTGACGGAAAAGAATTTCTCTTAAGCAATTCCTCTCTCGATGGCATTGGCTTTACGCGTTGGCGAATAATCATTTCTGCCGGAAGAATGCTGGGATTGTATGCAAGTCCTCTCATGGTAAATTCCTCAGTCATTACTGATAGCGCCATAGCGTGAGCGGTAATTACGCAGGCGCGGGTCGATATATTCAGGGAAGTGGGTATATGTGGCTTTGCGGAATGGTCGGATTGATGTCTGGTAAATTCGATCGCGTTCTTCTTTCTCTGCAAGCCATATGCAGTGGCGAAACTCCTTTTCCTCTTTCGTTTCCTGCGGTAGCGACATTATCCGGTCGTAGTTTTTCCTGAATTTATCCAGCACCTCCGATACGGAATTGCCGGAACAGCGGCGCGCGTCATCCGCACCATACAAAGGCGCTGGCATGTTTTTCTCCTGTTGATTATTTAGCTAACTTTTTCCAGATCGCTGAAACGTATTTGGCTTGGTGGATGGCATCATCAAGCGCGTTGTGGCGAGTTCCTTTGAATGGCATATCTCGCTTAGGGTTGAATCCTATTACCTTTCCAAGCTCGACGATTGTTCTTACGTCGCGGTCATTCCACCACTGCCATGGAACTGGCTGCCCTGTCAGCGAATAACTGTTTCGGAGAATAACGCAGTCAAATGATGCTCCATTCCCCCAAACCTGAACGAATTTGTGGTTAGCGTTCTTTATGATGAATTCAGATAACCATGAAAGAGCCGTTGAAAGCTCCTGAGTGTTGCTGGTTAGCGATTTTCTGGCTTCTTCACTCTGTTCCAGCCACCATAAAATCGTTGAAGCGTCAGGACGCGCTCGATATCGCATTGATGATTCAAGCGAGATATTTACCGAGAACTCTTCTCCTGTTTCTCCGGTATTCGGGTCAAAGAATACCGCCCCAATAGAAATAACTGGCGCGTATGGCCCGTTGCCCATTGTTTCAAGGTCAACCATCAAGTGATTCATGTAAGTCCTTAAATTGCGTGAATAGCGTGACGAGGGAAGGGGAGAGTTACTGGTGCAAAGGGGATATCGTCGTCAAAATCCATAGGTGGTTCGCTGTGATTTCCCTGCTGCTGAGGTTGCTGTCTTTGTTGCTGACCATTATTTCGCTGAGGTGAAGACTGTTCATTGCCTCCTTGCTTGCCACCAAGCATTTGCATGGTTCCACCAACGCCCACGATGACTTCGGTAGTGAACCGATCCTGTCCGCTTTGATCCTGCCATTTTCTTGTCCGCAATTTGCCTTCAAGATAAACCTCAGAGCCTTTTCGCAGATATTCGCTGGCAATTTCTGCCAGTTTCCCGCTCATTACCACGCGGTGCCACTCCGTCTGCTCCTTTTGCTCTCCAGTTTTCTTATCACGCCATTGTTCTGACGTAGCAACGGTAAGGTTTGCAAATGCCGTTCCTGATGGTGAATATCTGATTTCTGGATCATGCCCAAGGCGACCAATAATGATCACCTTATTTACGCCTCTGCTTGCCATTTATGCCGCCTGTTTTAGTTCGTTAACTCTGATGTTCATTACCTGAACGCATTTAGCCTGCGCCTCCTCGTTGCCAGCCATTAATTGCCAGTCACGCTGATAACGCTCGATGAGTTTTTTCTTGTCAGTTTCTGTTGACGCATAATCGCTGAAGTCTTTCAGGATTTGTTCGCAGTCAACCGATGGAGATTTCTGGTTGGTATTTTCTGGTGATGGTTTGTTATCTGATGCTGGGATTGCCCATCCCGGCAGCGATGGAGGGAGCCAGTAAAATCCTGTTCCATCCTTGAGTTTTGCCCTGTGCCATCCCTGCTTTTTATCGAGAGATGTTTGTGCGAAACCTTCCTCAAGGTTATACAGATACCGACCGATTCCCCATTGAACGGCAGCACGCTTCATTGCACCGGAACGACCACCTTTGACGGCTTCTACCTGCGTGTTTTCAGCAGCATCCCATTTGGTTACCCATTCGGAATCAATCTTGATTGATATGCCGCATTCAACTCCGCCGTTGTTGGGAATATCGCGGTATTCATTGCGCCATCCTGCTTTGCCGCAAACATCGTCCAGGCGTTTCATGATTGCCCGGTTCGTGGCATAAGCCAGCACCATAGCCCACACTTTGCCATCGCGTGTTTTACCGCTTTGCTGTATTCGCCATTCGATATCTTCAGGGCTGAATGGCTCATCGAATTTATTCAAATCCATAATTCACCTCAGAATGGACACGGCCCAAGGAAATAACGCTGATTTAATACTTCGACTCGGGACAAATTAAGGCATACCCGCATTCCTTCGCGGTCGCCATTATGGCGATACCAGAGAGCTTTCTGCGTGTACATGCGTCTCTGTAACTTGCTCTCCTTCACTGTGGTTGCAAGTGACATGAATATCTCCTTCGTTACCGATTAATTCTTTCATCTGACGAATGAATTCTTCGTCTGACCAGTTATCTGTAAAACTCATTTCCTGCGATACCATGGAAGGTTGATAGCTGATTTCATCGCTTTATTTGCTTCAAGCCACATTTTTGAATCACCAATAAATCTGGCTATTACTGCTTTGTTCTGTGCAGCACGAAGCATCTGGTGATTGATGGCTATTTCATTGCGCATAACGCCTCCAGTTGTTTCTTTGCTGCTCTGATTAATTGTTTAACTCGGCGTGATAATTCAGATTCGTGCGGGTAGAAAGCGGACATGACGCCGCTACCCGCGAGCTGAAAGTGCATCATGGGTAACTCCTTATATTTGATTGCATAACGAAAACGCCTCGAGTGAAGCGTTATTGGTATGCGGTAAAGCCGCACTCAGGCGGCCTTGATCGTCATATCATCTGAATCAAATATTCCTGATGTATCGATATCGGTAATTTTTATTCCTTCACTACCATCCATTGGAGGCCATCCTTCCTGACCATTTCCATCATTCCAGTCGAACTCACACACAACACCATATGCATTTAAGTCGCTTGAAATTGCTATAAGCAGAGCATGTTGCGCCAGCATGATTAATACAGCATTTAATACAGAGCCGTGTTTATTTAGTCGGTATTCAGAGTCTGACCAGAAATTATTAATCTGGTGAAGTTTTTCCTCTGTCATTACGTCATGGTCGATTTCAATTTCTATTGATGCTTTCCAGTCGTAATCAATGATGTATTTTTTGATGTTTGACATCTATTCATTTCCTCATAGATAAAAAATCGCCCTCACATTGGAGGGCAAAGAAGATTTCCAATAATCAGAACAAGTCGGCTCCTGTTTAGTTACGAGCGACATTGCTCCGTGTATTCACTCGTTGGAATGAATGCACAGTGCTTATTCGCAGTCTACATAATCATTCCGGTTATTATTACCATTTCAATATCACTATCTTTCATAATGATTGGAGTTGAGTTATCAACTTTACTTTTACTCCATTTTCCTGCATCAGTTTTTACCGCTCCACAATAAGAAAGCCAATCATTATCACAATGTTCTGGATCGCTGATTCTGACAAGAACACGTGATAGTGCTTTTTCGATACTTTCATCACAATTAGCATTTGTGTAATTGCCGTGAGACAATTTTAAATCGTTAACTTCATCTTCATTGGCATCAAAAATATAGATTTCAGTCGACTCTGGAACATTTTCATAAACCATTAAAACTTTCATTTTTACCCCATATTGTTTATGCCAAAAATAAAGTCGGCCATGCGGCCTAGTAGAATACCCAATTTTCTGCTTCTTGGTTGTGTCCAAAGTTATATTCAATATCTGGTGTTGATGTATCAATATTCTTCATCCCATCAACAAGAGTTGATACAACAGCCAAATCTTGTTTGATTCTCATTAAATGGTATTTCTTCCGGCGCAATAAACTTTCAATGGCAAGTTTCTTCGTTGGGAATGCAAAAGATCTTTCTGCATTTTTTGCTACTTTCTTAATTGCATATCTATTTCTCCTTTGTTTCCATTCCTGTAACCACTGATTTGGTGCTGGTTTAAAACCAACAACCCAATGCGCAGGAACCAACCATGCATAATGCTCTGTCTGATGAAAAGCTATATATTGAAGTGCGAATATTTTTATCCCATCTTCTTCAACTGTCGCCTGGAATCTCCAGAAAACAGGCATTCCATCATGTTCAGTTTCTGATTCAGGAAAAGGTACGCTCCATGATTTTGTCATATCTCACCTCAAATAAGTGGTTTGCTGCCTAATTTCATTTTCTGGCGACCAACACAAGTCACACCCATTTCACTGCGTGGCTTGCGGTAGTAAATACGATTCTGTTTACTCTCGACTTCTTCTGCCTTCTTGCAGCGAAGGCTTCCGAGTGATGCTGCTTTGTCTGCTCTGACGCAACCAGAGAGCTTTAGCGCATTTTTTCGCGCCAGTCGCTGCTCTTGCATTGCCTGTTCACGTTGAGCCTGTCTGCGTGCTCTGCGGCGATTTCTGGCGTTATCGTCAGCCAGATATGTAATGACTACTGTCATGTTGACCTCCGGGAAGGTACACATCCTTGTGTGTCGATGATTATTTGTTTTTGCGTTCCCACATCCAGTCATCTACTTCAGACCAGATAGTGAAACCGAAGCAGATGGCGAATGTGGTAACTAAACCACCGAGAATTGGGTTGGTCATGATGTCTAACATTTTCTGTTCCTCAGATGATTAGCTTTGGTGGTGTGGTAGGTGGGAGACCCATTTCGACCCGCTTCGTCCGACTTCAATTCGGCAATAGTCCCGCAGGCCTCGCCGCTTTACGTGCGACATATTCCCGTCCATGAACCCTTCACCACACCCCAAAGCCAACTACTCTTTGGTTCCCGCATTTCGGCGGGACAATCCCATCAATGTTAAAGAGCCTGCCAATCTGTTCCGTTTGGCTACCAGCGTCCTGCTGATGGCTTAAAGATAACTTAGGTTATAGGTGTGGTCAATAACCTAATTTATATTTTGTGGTAAATAAGTTATAAGTGATGGATAACAAAGGTATTTTATTTTTGTAAATGTTGCTGATTGATTGGTGTTTGAGGGCTTGCGTGCGGGGTGAAGGTGTTACCTTTGGCTTGATGCTTGTCTATGATGATGATGGGTGATTGGGTGGTGAACGGCAGGAAAAGAAAACCCGGCGCTGAGGCCGGGTGTTTTTAGTCTTTTCTTTTGCTTAGCATTTCGTCGATTTCTAAGTCAATACGATATTGATCTATTGCTTTTCTCTCGTTTGGGGTTGGTATTTTATATTGTTCAATTAGATCTGTTGTGTATTTTATTTCATCTAATGTGATTTTTATATCAGAGAGAATCTCTTTTATATCAATTAGATGCTCTTCTTCTTTTGCGCGATTAGAGCTATGTTCAATCATTTGAGATAGCTTTTTACTAATGCTTAGCAAAACAAAAAGAATGATGATCAAAACAACAACAAAAACTATCAGAAATTCCATTATCCCTCCGCACTTCCGTAAGTCTTCTTCTGATTATCGGTTACCAACTATGAGACGACCAGAATACTCTGCCAATAATCCTTACGGTTTCATGAAATTCATCTCTATCCATTACTTCATCCGGGTACTCTTCGCGATTTATTGATCTGATTATCACCGATGTAGGGGTGGCGATTAATGTTTTTACTCGTAACAAATCAGACTGGCAAATAGCGTAGGTTTTACCATCTCTGATTGTGGTATCTTGCGTGTTAACACCAACAACATCGCCATCGTGAAGCGTTGGTTCCATGCTTTGCCCTACAACCCTAACTAGCTTGGCTGATCTTTCAGATACTCCCATCTTTTTCAGATAGTGCTTTCTGAAAACCAAAGAGAACTCCGATGATTCCTCTAGCTCGCAGCTACCGCTTCCAGCTGAAAGCGAAACGTTAAGAAGAGGCAACGCAACAAACTCGTCATCGTTTCTTTTAATGTCTTCCCATACCACAGCTTTTAAAGATGACTCACGGACATTGGATGGTTCTTCATGTGCACCATCCCTCATTTCACCAATACCAGAACTAAGCCATTCAGGGCGCACTTTTAAAGCATTGGCTAATTCAACCATCTTGCGAGATCCGTTTGTTTTACCGGACGACATCTTCTGTATGGCTGGCTGAGATATTCCAACCATGTCAGCAAGCTGTGATTGTGATACCCCTGCCGAGCTCATGGCTGCATTTAGTCTTTCTGCGAATGTTTTCATACCCACAAATCTATAACTACGGTTATCCAAAGTAAAATAACAAAGGTTATTGCTATTTTTTATAACTTGAGTTATCTTTGGTTATAAGTAATGACCACAAGAGGTATGCTCATGAATTTAGTAATTCAACGAGCCTTGAAAATTGTCGGTAGCCAAAAGCGCCTTGCCGACAAGTGTGGTGTAACGCAGCCAGCAGTACACAAATGGCTGAAAGGCGGGTTGGTCTCTCCAGAGAAAGTTACCGCCATCGTTAACGCCACTGGAGGGCAGATCAAGGCTTACGAAATTCGCCCCGATTTGCCACACCTGTTTCCAAAACCGAATCAGGCAGCATAAGTAACACCGCTCTTTAACAGTCATGGTCCTCATTCCCGCCGAAATGCGGGAATGCAACGCGCATAAGTTGATGCGCATAACTTCTTATTAGTTAAGGAAATACTTACATATGCAACTTACAAGTACTCGCAAGAAAGCGAATGCAATTACAAGCAACATCCTGAATCGAATTGCTGTACGTGGTCAGCGAAAGGTTGCCGACGCGTTAGGGATTAATGAATCGCAAATTTCGCGATGGAAAGACAGCTTCATCCCAAAAATGGGAATGCTTCTGGCTGTTCTTGAATGGGGTGTTGAAGACGAGGAGTTGGCGGAACTGGCTAAGAAAGTAGCCAGAATGCTGACAAAAGAAAAAGCCCCGAAGAACGGCGAATTCTTCGAGGCCTGATGTAGAAAGACTGGATCAATCCACAGGAGTAATTATGACAAAACGTCGTAAGAAATACCAGGAAAAAGAAGAGATTCGACACCCTGATTCACCTGAGGGATTAGTGGTAGCCGCAGCAAATAACAGGGCGTTCGCAGAGCGCCTTGTTGGTGTTTACAGACTAGCCAAAGCAGGAGTGAAACATGGGCGTCGTTAAGTTAGCTGATTACAGGCCTCAACTGGAGGTCGTGGAGCATCGCGTGGCAGATACCGAAGATGGTTTCATGCGCGTTGCTAACGAGATTACCGACAGTCTGCTGATGGCTGATTTAACCGTCCGGCAGTTGAAGGTGATGCTCGCTATCATGCGCAAGACATACGGATTCAATAAGCCGATGGATCGACTCACAAACACGCAGATAGCAGCCATGACAGGTATTCATCACACTCATGTTTGCGCTGCCAAGCGCCAGCTTATTGAGCGTAAATTCCTCATTGCTGATGGCGTGAAAATCGGAGTGAACAAGGTGGTTTCTCAGTGGATTAGCCAGGACAGCTTAACATTAGCTAAAACAGCTAATAAAACATTAGCCAAGTCGGCTAATGGGTATAAGCCAAGTCAGCTAAACACAAAAGACAATATACAAAAGACAATAAATACAAATACCCCCTTACCCCCTAACGGGGGCGGCGATGGGCAGGTTAAACCTGAACGTCGCAAGGCAGAACGAATCGACTACGAATCCTTCCTGAACGCCTACAACACCGAAGTCGGTGACAGACTTCCGCATGCTGTTGCGGTCAACGAGAAACGCAAACGCCGCCTGAAGAAAATCATCCCGCAACTGAAAACGCCAAACGTGGACGGTTTCAGAGCGTATGTCAGGGCGTTTGTGCATCAGGCCAAGCCGTTTTACTTCGGAGACAACGACACGGGCTGGACGGCCGATTTTGATTACCTGCTGAGGGAAGATTCGTTAACGGGAGTACGGGAAGGGAAGTTTGCAGACAGGGGGATTGCATGAGACAGGATATCGAAGCGAGCGTTATCGGTGGCCTGCTGATTGGTGGATTAACACCAACCGCCAGCGACGTTCTGGCAACGCTGGAGCCGGAAGCGTTTTCAATTCCGCTCTACCGGAAAGCCTTCGAGGTTATCCGCAAGCAGGCGAGAAACAGAAACCTAATCGACGCGCTGATGGTTGCAGAGGCGTGCGGAGAGGAGCATTTCACGTCAATCCTGATGACCAGCAAGAACTGCCCGAGTGCCGCAAACCTGAAGGGATATGCTGGAATGGTCGCGGATAACTATCACCGCCGTCTGGTGCTGGAAATCATGGACGAAATGCGTGAACCAATTCAGAGCGGAACCATCGACGCATCGAGTCAGGCGATGGACGAGCTGGTAAAGCGTCTTTCAGCCATCAGAAAGCCACGTGACGAGGTAAAACCTGTACGGTTAGGGGAAATCATCACCGACTACACTGACACGCTTGACAGGCGTCTGAGGAACGGAGAAGAGTCAGATACCCTGAAGACCGGAATCGAAGAACTTGACGCTATCACCGGAGGGATGAACGCTGAAGACCTGGTGATTATCGCCGCTCGTCCTGGTATGGGGAAAACCGAACTGGCGCTAAAGATTGCCGAAGGTGTTGCAAGCCGCGTTATTCCTGGTTCTGACGTCCGGCGCGGAGTATTGATTTTCTCGATGGAAATGAGCGCATTGCAGATTGCAGAGCGAAGCATTGCCAACGCCGGGAGGATGTCGGTTAGCGTACTGCGAAATCCTGCATCGATGGATGACGAGGGCTGGGCACGTGTTGCTAACGGCATGAGTCAGCTTGCAGATTTGGATGTATGGGTAGTCGATGCCTCGCGGTTATCGGTCGAAGAAATACGCTCAATCGCAGAACGGCACAAACAGGAAAATCCAAACCTGTCACTCATCATGGCGGATTATCTTGGCCTGATTGAGAAGCCGAAAGCAGATCGCAACGACCTTGCAATTGCTCACATCTCCGGAAGCCTGAAGGCGATGGCGAAAGACCTGAAAACGCCTGTTATCTCCCTGAGTCAGCTTTCGCGCGATGTTGAGAAGCGACCAAACAAACGCCCGACAAACGCAGATTTGCGTGATTCAGGAAGCATTGAGCAGGACGCAGACTCAATCATCATGCTCTATCGGGAAGCGGTATATGACGAGAACAGTAGCGCCGCGCCATTTGCTGAAATCATTGTGACAAAAAACCGTTTTGGCTCACTTGGTACGGTTTACCAGCGGTTCTGCAACGGACACTTTGTTGCATGTGACCAGGATGAAGCCAGACAGATTTGCACAGCATCAAATGCACCTGCTGCGCGTGGCAGACGATATGCACAAGGGGCTGACGTATGACCATCTACATCACTGAGCTGATAGCAGGCCTGCTGGTAATCGCAGGCCTTTTTATTTGGGGGAGAGGGAAGTCATGAATCTGGACGAGCAAGATGCACAAACTATTAGCTCATACATAAGGGCATCAAGACCAGATTACAAAGGTCCGGTATTCGTAGATTTATCTCGCCTTGAGGAGATTTACATGTGGGAAGCAAAGCTACGTACGCATCTTTTTATTCGTAAGATGACTAGCAACATTACAAAACCAATGTAACTGGAGAGGTGAATATGAGCACACTCGCAGACCTTATTCATGCCGATATGGCGGAAGATGGAGCAAGGCGTAATAGGTACTGGAAATCATCAAGCCTTCCAGTTTGTGAAAGATTCAACCACAGGCCAAAACCAAAACGTAGCCGACGAGACAAAGTGTTGAAAAAACTCATGCAAATTAACATGGCTGGTTTTGTCAGATTCGTGAGTGAAACGACTAACGGGGATTGATATGGACGAATCAAGAAAGCAGTTTGAAGAATGGTTTGAAAATTACACCGGATGTGATCCTAAAAATAAAATATACGCCAATATGGTTGAGATGTATTGGCAAGCGTGGCAGGCATCGCGAGCAGCTATCGAGATTGAGTGTCCTGGAAAAAGAGAGCGTGAGGCATTTTCTACCGATTTCGAGGATGGGGTCACATTTGGTTATAACGACGCAATTAGTGAATGCGAAGGACGGATTCGCGCTGCTGGAGTCAAAGTGAAGGAGTGACGATGAAGCAAACAATCTTCCTCCGAACTAAGCAACAACAGCAAGCCGCAATCAACGCCATCCTCGCAACACCACTCGATAAAGACAAGCCAGTCACCATCCGCATTACTGACTACAAGCGCAACCTTGACCAGAACGCAAAATTTCACGCGATGGTCGCAGATATCGCTAGGCAAGTTCAGTGGCGCGATAAATGGTTAAAACCAGAACAATGGAAGGTTTTGTTGATCAGCGGTCATGCAGTGGCAACAAAGCAGGAAGCTGATGTTTTGCCCGGGCTTGAAGGCGAATACGTCAACATTCGCGAAAGCAGCGCGCAGATGAGTGTGAAGCGTATGGCAAGCCTGATTGAGTACACAACAGCCTGGGCTATTGGTCAGGGTGTCAGATTTACTGACAGGAGGTATGAATGAGACGACAGCGACGAAGTTTCACCGACATAATCTGCGAAAACTGCAAATACCTTCCAACGAAACGCTCCAGAAATAAACCCAAGCCAATCCCAAAAGAATCTGACGTAAAAACCTTCAATTACACGGCTCACCTGTGGGATATCCGGTGGCTAAGACATCGTGCGAGGAAAACAAGGTGATTGACCAAAATCGAAGTTACGAACAAGAAAGTGTCGAGCGAGCTTTAACGTGCGCTAACTGCGGTCAGAAGCTGCATGTGCTGGAAGTTCACGTGTGTGAGCACTGCTGTGCAGAATTGATGAGCGATCCGAATAGCTCAATGCACGAGGAAGAAGACGATGGCTAAACCAGCTCGAAGGAAATGCAAAATATGCAAGGAATGGTTTCACCCGGCATTCTCAAATCAGTGGTGGTGCTGCCCGGAACACGGAACTCAATTAGCACTCGAACGACGAAGCAAAGAACGCGAAAAAGCGGAAAAAGCAGCAGAGAAGAAACGACGACGAGAGGAGCAGAAACAGAAAGATAAACTGAAGATTCGAAAACTCGCCTTAAAGCCCCGCAGTTACTGGATTAAACAAGCCCAACAAGCCGTAAACGCCTTCATCAGAGAAAGAGACCGCGACTTACCATGTATCTCGTGCGGAACGCTCACGTCTGCTCAGTGGGATGCCGGACATTACCGGACAACTGCTGCGGCACCTCAACTCCGGTTTGATGAGCGCAATATTCACAAGCAATGCGTGGTATGCAACCAGTACAAAAGCGGAAACCTCGTTCCGTATCGTGTCGAACTGATTAATCGCATCGGGCAGGAAGCAGTAGAGGAAATCGAATCAAACCATAGCCGCCATCGCTGGACTGTCGAAGAGTGCAAGGCGATCAAGGCAGAGTACCAACAGAAACTCAAAGACCTGCGAAACAGCAGAAGTGAGGCCGCATGACGTTCTCAGTAAAAACCATTCCAGATCACAAGGGAGAAGCCGCATGAGCATAAGAGAACTAAACCTCACCAAAGAACAGCATGAGTGGCTGAATGGCTGGCTTGAACTGTGGGGCGCATGGGTTTATTCAGGTCGTCTGGAAAAGCGCATGAGCAGCGTAATAGCGAAGTTCATGGAGAGCGTAGAGCCGGGAAGAGTTATGACAAGGCCAATGTGCAATGATGATGATGGAATGTTGATTTCTCAGGTCGTCGATTCCGTCATGTGCATTGACAAGAAAGCCTTTGGCATCCTCCTCAGCTACTACGCTCATGGTTCATCTAAGCGAGCAATTGCATCCTACTATCACGCGACTGCAAAGCCACGCAAGATGTGTGGACGTGGTGGCGAGGGATGGAGAAAACCTTCACTGGCAACCTGTAGAAACGAAATTGACGACATCCTGAAAGCGTCGTTATTTGTTTTGTACCAGCCAATGCAAAATGCTTTCAAAATGCGCAAACGTGTTGAGAAAGTTAAGCATGTTGCTGTTAAAAGCCTTGACATGCAATTATCCATTTAGCCATAATTAGAAGGTAAGCTGCCGTTAGTGACTCTTAAGTTGCAACGGTGGCTTTTTTTATTTGGGTCAGTCGTATAAAGGTCATTACGGAAGGCTGTTAACCTTCTTATCGTGGTTCGAGTCAACGCTGTCCCGCCAAATATGCTGGTTTAGCTCCAATGGTAGAGCAGTCGCCTTGTAAGCGAATGGGTAGCGGTTCAAGTCCGTTAACCAGCACCATAACTGAGCCGTAGCCACTGGCTATCCTGAATTCATCAGTGATAGTTATGCTGCGGCCTTCTGCACATGACCTTCGTGAAAGCGGGTGGCAAGAGGCTGCGCTAACAACCTCCTGCCGTTTTGCCCGTGCATATCGGTCACGAACAAATCTGATTACTAAACACAGTATCCTGGATTTGTTCTATCAGTAATCGACTTTATTCCTAACTAAATAGAGCAAATCCCCTTATTTGGGGGTAAGACATGAAGATGCCAGAAAAACATGACCTGTTAGCCGCCATTCTCGCGGCAAAGGAACAAGGCATCGGGGCAATCCTTGCGTTTGCAATGGCGTACCTTCGCGGCAGATATAATGGCGGTGCGTTTACAAAAACAGTAATCGACGCAACGATGTGCGCCATTATCGCCTGGTTCATTCGTGACCTTCTCGACTTCGCCGGACTAAGTAGCAATCTCGCTTATATAACGAGCGTGTTCATCGGCTACATCGGTACTGACTCGATTGGTTCGCTTATCAAACGCTTCGCTGCTAAAAAAGCCGGAGTAGAAGATGGTGGAAATCAATAATCAACGTAAGGCGTTCCTCGATATGCTGGCGTGGTCAGAGGGAACTGATAACGGACGACAGAAAACCAGAAATCATGGTTATGACGTCATTGTTGGCGGAGAGCTATTCACTGATTACTCCGATCACCCTCGCAAACTTGTCACGCTAAACCCCAAACTCAAATCAACAGCCGCCGGACGTTACCAGCTTCTTTCCCGTTGGTGGGATGCCTATCGTAAGCAGCTTGGCCTGAAAGATTTCTCTCCGAAAAGCCAGGACGCTGTGGCATTGCAGCAGATTAAAGAGCGTGGTGCTTTACCGATGATTGATCGCGGTGATATCCGTCAGGCAATCGACCGCTGCAGCAATATCTGGGCTTCACTGCCGGGTGCTGGTTATGGCCAGTTCGAGCATAAGGCTGACAGCCTGATTGCAAAATTCAAAGAGGCTGGCGGAGCGGTCAGAGAGATTGAGGTATGAGCAGAGTAACCGCGATTATCTCCGCTCTGGTTATCTGCATCATCGTCTGTCTGTCATGGGCTGTTAATCATTACCGTGATAACGCCATCGCCTACAAAGAGCAGCGCGATAACAAAGCCAGTGAACTGGAGAAGGCGAACGCGATCATTACTGACATGCATCAGCGTCAGCGTGATGTTGCTGCGCTCGATGCTAAATACACGAAGGAGTTAGCTGATGCGAAAGCTGAAAATGATGCTCTTCGGCGCAAGCTTGATAATGGTGGCAGGGTGCTCGTCAAAGGAAAATGCCCTGTGCCATCCTCAGCCGAAGCCTCCAGCGCCTCCGGCATGGGCAATGATGCCACCGTCGAACTCTCTCCAGTTGCTGGACGAAACGTTCTCGGTATCCGGGGCGGAATTATCCGCGACCAAACAGCACTGAGAACGCTTCAGGGATACATAAGGACGCAATGCCTTCGATGATAGCGATAATTTTACTCATCATCCTTCACATCTGGCTCTGTAGACAGGGTGGTGATCACTTCTGGAGTGAATCCAGATTAAACATCTCATTGCTGATGCTTGATATTGAGCATCTGGCGCGCGGTAAGGGGCTGCGTTGAGATAAGAGCCAGTCATCACAAACACCAGGATTTAGCCTCGCATTTGCGGGGCTTTTTTACATCTGCAGTAAACCGCGCATCGCAGCGCGTAACAATCCCGAGTCTTTCAGAAAGCTGAGCCTGAGAACTGCCGTATATGGTGGCGACCATCTCGGGGACGGCTTTTCTGTGCGAACAGGCTCATCTTTCTAAAAGGTAAAGACGCAATGAACTACCCAACCGTTGTTAACGATATAGATTTCAGAGACCTAATTTTTGTAGCAAACAACGATCCGGTTACAGATTCTTTTATGGTGGCAAAAGCATTTGGAAAGCTGCCGAAGAACGTAGTTCGCGACATTGAGCGAACCATAGAAGCTTGCCCTCCTGAGTTTGATACAAAGCTCAACTTTGAGCTTTGCTATAAAAACAATGAGTTACAGAATGGTAAGCCGCAAAAATTCTACCGTCTCCGCAAGGATGGGTTGATGCTTTTGGTTATGTCCTACACCAAAAAAGAAGCAATGCGTATCAAAATTGCTTACATCAACGCATTTAACTGGATGTACGCCATGCTTCAGGTTGGTCATCGTCAATTTGAAGAAGAGAGAAATGCCGTAATGCTGGAGTACATGAAAGAGAAGGATGTTGCCAGCATGTCAGGTCGCCTGCTAAATCGCTGGGGCAAAATTAAGAAGCCACAGTTGCTGGCTAGAATTGAACGCCTTGAACAGCACGGGCAAACCGTAATCCCCGGACTCATCAATTAACGGCAGTACCGCGAAACAACCCAAGCCAGTAAGTGGGGAAATAACACTGGCAGCCACTGAAAGATGAACCTCCAGCCTTATGGCAAAAAAGATTCTTTGTGGTGGCGGACTGATGGAAAGACATCGGATAGAATAAAACAGTGGCTAGGGTAGCTCCCGAAAAGCGGAATCGTCACCGCCAGCCACTGAATCTATGACGAACAACTAGACGAGGTTGATATGAGTGAAATTGATAAAATAATAAATGGTACATGTAACTTTCAATCAATGCCGCCAGGTAGTTATGTAAAACAATGTAGTGAAATAGTTAATGGTCAGCTTGTAATGTCAAATGCAGGACGTGGAGTTTCTACGGATGAAAAAAAATCAATAAATGAAGCCCTATTAAGCATCAATGTTTTTGACTTGTTTCGCCCATCTTGGGTTATTTTGCAAAATAGTAGTCAATTCCCACATTATTGATAAATTAATTAATAAATTGGTCGCTAAGTCGGCCTTTTTTATTGCCATCACAAAAGCCATTCCTTACTGAGTGGCTTTGATAATGGCTTATACCCTACACGGGATAACTTAACTGATATCCCTTTTAAGGAAGGTGCGAATAAGCAGGTCATTTCTTCCCAAGCTGACTCGCTGATTAAAATT